TTGTCTTTTATCTCTTTAATTAAGTTATATCTTTCTCTTTTAAGAATAGAATTATTTAATTTATGTCGATTAGATACAACCTCATTAATAAAATATTCTGCTTTCTTATCTGATTTGAATTTTTTTATAGATAAAACATTATATAGAGCCAACTCTTTTCCTAACTCTGTATTTTCATTGAATCTATCTTTTACCATTTGAACCGCTTTATTGGTATTATCACTATTTAAGACATCTAAAGTTATTTGTCTTAATAGAAATTCATATAATAGACCAGTATTGCGGATTTTGTTATGTTTTACTTTACGCATACAAATATCTCCGTTTTTTGGTATTTTTCCATATAGTATTATTCATATATAAATATAGATATTTTTAAATATATATTAAATTTATTCATCTAAAATTGTATCTTCACTTAATAAACTTGTGTTTTTTAAATCTTTTCCAAACTTTTTCTTTAGAGATTTCATTAATCCTTCTCTCGCAACAAGTGTTGAACCTTTTGATGTGGCCAATGGTGACTTGCCTTTAAACTCTCGTTTACCATATTTTTCTTTTTCATATTTTGTGGCATCTTTCAAATCTTCAGCATCGTATTCATTACCATACTCTTTTTCTTCTGTACCACTTCTTCTATCACCACCCCAATCATTTTCTTGAATTTCCGATTCTCCACCAGCTTTTTCACCAGTTTCTGTAGGGTCATTTCCTTCTACTTCTATTTGTTCCATTCTAAATGCTTGTTTTCTATCTTCAATAATTCCTTCAAACAGGTTTTTCTTTTCTTGTTTATCAAAATCAAATATATTATCATAAATCCATTCACGAGACATAATTTTATTATCAAGTAAAGCTGTTGCAATTTCTTGTTTTTGATTTAGTAACTCCATCTTTTCTTGTTCATGAATCATAGATGGATTTGTTAATTCTAAATCAAAATTAATTAATTCCGCATCATCAAATCCTTGTGTGTATAGATGAACTATAGCAATTTTTTCTAATTCAGCACATACTATTTTTTGCATTCTTGATATAGTTCTCGCAAATCTAACATCTTCTGCTGCTAATGTAGCTTTTGAACCTACACCCTCTTCATATCCTAAAAACGCTTTAGGTATTTTTAATGCTGCCATAAGTTTATTTCGTAGATATTCAATATCATCAATAGCACCATCATTAGATAATCCTTGTAAAGTTTCTATATTTGTTCCACTATCACTTCCACGAACAGGTAAGTAGTAATCTTCTGTTACAGATTCTATATTATATCTTAAATTATAATCACCTGTTTTTTGGTCAATAACAGGAACTTTTTTCATTTTATTAATAATCTGACCCATAAAGTTATCTACTTCATTTGGTGGTATGTTTCCAATATCCACTTTGAATATTCTTTTCTCTGGTGCTCTCATCATTCTATGAATCAACATAGCGTCTTCCATAAGAGTCAATTGTTTCCATACTCTTCTCGCACCTTCTAATTGTGATTTACCATAAGGTAGATAATTTGAATCTGACAACATTCTAAAGTGAGCTACTTCATAATTTTCTAATATTTCTGATTGTTTATTTACTCCACCCGATTCACCTTGAATTTCAAATTGAACAAGCTTTGGATTCGAATCATCATGACCTTCAAGTCTATTTACATCATATACTGAAAGTGGTTTTATATTAACAATACCATATTTATCTAATATATCTAAATGTAAATAAAAATCACCATATTTTGTAAGATTTCTTAACCAAGACCATAAGTTAAATTCTATATTCATTATGTCATAAAATAAATTGTGTAATATTTCAACAACTTTTGGGTTATCTGAATTTATATCTAAAATACGATTATCAACATTAGTAACAGTTGATTCATCTGAATATATATCAAGAGCTGATGATATAATTGGATCTGCGTCCATCAACTCATAATCTCTAAATAATTCTTTTCTTGCTATATCATATGCACTTTGGTTTTGAGCTGCAGCGTATTTTGTCTGCCAACCAGAACCATGCATTAGACGATTGTATCTATCAATAAAATTTGATGTTAAAGCTGTTTGTGTAAAATCAACATCTTTAACTTTAATCTGTCCACCTGGTGTTTTCCTTAAAACTATTTGATTTTGAAATAATTTTCCAAGTCTTGTTAATATATTTTCATTGTCTGCCATATTATCCTCTTATTATTTTAATAACCAACTTAAATCTTCTTTTTCACCACCTATATCCATTTCATATGGATTTTTTTGTGGTTGGCCGGATTTTCCTTTTTGAAAACCAGGAGCCAAATCTGGTTTATTACCATTTTTATCCAACATTGTATTCATCATCGCCCATTGTTGGTCTGTTTTATCTTTTTGTAACCTCAACGCAGTGTCTCTAATCCATAAAGCTATTGAATATGACATAACTAAGTCATCATTATATCCAGCCATAGCTTCTGTTTTAGAATTACGATAAATATAAACAAATAATTCATCAATAAGTCTATTAGAATTAATTTTAACTAATTTTTCTCTTGTATATTCTTCCATCTTCGCGATAATTAATGGTTTTGTTTTCATTGTTGTTGAAAATCCAGCAACCATACCTCTTTCTTCTGCTCTGTATTTATTACTGAATTGGTGTTCAACATCAACATACTTTAAATCTTTTGATTGGTAAAATAAATTCTTATATCCCCTATCAATAATGGTTTGTATTGTGGCCCAACCAATATTATTGTTCTCAACTACTAATATAGCATCATTATATTTTGTTGCTAAATCAATAAGGAAATGTCCATAGTCTGTAGTAGATAATTTACCTTTATATTCCGCACATTGAACCATATCATTAATTTCAAATACTTGACACGCCGAATAATCACTTCCATCACCACGAGAAACATCAGCAACTACAATATATTGTTTATCATAATTAGGTTGTTCCCAAACCCATAAATTTCTATCTATTCCTTCTTGTAATATAGGTGCTTTAACCATATTCTCTTGATACCAAGTTAATATTTTAGGGTCAACTACTGATTCACCAGAAGTAAGGAAGTCAGTATCACATTCTTGAGCTGCTTGTGAAGGACCTAAAACCTTATCTTGTTCATCTCTCCATTTTTGGTCTCTATCAGGATGGTCTGTCCAATGTAATCTAATGGTATTAAATTCATTATCTTTACTTTCAGCACCTACCCATTGTTTGTGAAACCAATTACCCACACCATTCGGTGTAGAAAGAACGATTGAATCACCACCAGTTGCAAGTGTTTGTTGTGCAGCTGTCCATATTTCATCAATCTTATCAATAAATGCAGCTTCATCAATTATCAATAATGATAATGCTTCAGAACGACCTGCTGATTCATTTGAAGCGATTGCTTTTATTTGTGAACCATTTTTAAATCTAACTGATAATTTATTTATTTCTTCTGTACCTGTTTTTAACCATTGGGGAAGATTATCATACATAACTCTTACTTTTGTAACAAGGTTTTTAGCAGTATCCTTTCCAGTAGCAATAACAAGAATGTTTTTATCATTATGGAATAACATCATCCACAACGCATAACCAGCTGATAATGTAGATATACCTAACTGACGAGCTTTCAATATTATATTATAACGATTATCTTTAAACTCCGTTAAACACTTTTCTTGAAATGGATACAAATCAAATTTTACTTTTCCATGTTTGGGATGTTGAATTGTGCAATACTTTCTCATAAAGTGTACTGGGTTATCTACACATTTTACATACTCTCTTTTGATTATCTGTTTTAAATTTACTTCACTCATTTTTAATCTACTAATTCACCTGCTATTTTAATTGAACCAGCTGTAGTTAATACTCCAATAGTAAACCACAACCACTTGTTTTCATACCATTTTGGTTTAACTTCTTTAATCAATTCATCATATAATTTAATTCTTTCATTTAATAATAAACTTTTTTGTTCATTTAATGAAATAAGTAAACTATCATTAGCGTGTTGTTCTGTATACAACTTTATCTGATCATTAAGATTACTAATGATTAAAGTATTTGTACTATCTTTATTTTCTAATTCTTTTAAACTATTAGTTATATTAATAGTTTGTTCTTCTGATAAACAAGTACCTTCACAAGGTTCTTGAGACATTAAAAATGTCAAGCTTATTAATAAGCAATATATAAATCTTTTCATATAACCTCCCGTATAAATTATTTACAAGGTACTAATTTTCTACTATTACCTTCCATTGTTCCACCTTTCGTTGAATACATTACACCCCCAGCGTTTACTGACATTCCACTATATCTATGATTCGTACCTTCAAAACACATACCATTATTTTGTGCTCCAACCGCTCCACCAACTTGGTATGAATTTCTACCATTCGTTGGATTTGGTACTGAACCCATTTTATTTCCCCTTCCACTTCTTCTTCCTCTCCCAATAGTTTGACTGGGTACTGGTCTTGGTGTATGTCCATGTCTACCAGATGATAATTGAGTTCGTACTGAAGCATCTTGATCCATATAATTATAACTTTTTTGCCAACCCAATGAACCCTGAACTTGATGCATATTACTTGTACCTTCTCCAGGACCAGTATATGGTAAATTTTCCATATTTTTGTGACGATGCTCATTTGGTCTTGTATAATGGTGGTGAAATACATTGGTATCGTGAGAATGTCCACCTGTCTGGAATCTTCGTCTTCCACCCATTCTTCCACCTGTTCCGCTTCCTCTTGGATTAGGATTTATAGTTGAAATTCCATGTCCATGGTCTCCACCATCTGTAATTCCTGTCATATATGAAGGGTTGATAGGAGTCGAAGTATAGCTTGGAGTACCTGGACCACCCAACCCAGTAGAAGTTCCACTCATGAGTCCCCGATTTGGAATATGTGTTGGACCCCAAGTTATTCCTTCAAAATTTGGGTCTATAGAATGTCTATGTCCTGTTTCCCAATGTGGTTGTCCCGGTGCATTCATGTAATGTTCGTGATTCAGCATATCATTGGAAACAGGATGTGCATGTCCACCTTGTTGAAATCTTCTACCTACTCTTCCACCTCTCTGATATCTTCTTCCAGTATTTCTAGTAGTTGAAGTTGAATACCCTCTTCTTGTATTAGGTCTCATCCTTCTAGCTGCTCTACTACTCATCCTTCTTGTTGCCATGTCATTTCTCCCAATTGTGTCTCTAACAATAACTTCATTAGATTTAATATTATGCACTACCCCCATATCACCAGAACCTATCATATATGTTCCATCTTGATGTTGATGATATGGACCCATATAAGATTTTCCACTATCTCTATAAACAAATTCTCCAGGATTTGCGTGTAAATTAACTTGTATAATTGGATTATCCATTCCCCCACCTACCTGACCACCTTGTTGATAATTTCCATAATTACCAGTGCCTCTTGGTAAATTTGAATTTCCTAATCCAATATTATTTATATTATTTAAAAAATCTAATCCAACTGCTTCTGTAGCTCTTTGGTTTACAACATACTCACCTCTACCTAAAACAGCTGGAACATCATCAACTGGTAATCTGTGTCTACTATTTGGGTCTGTTCTACCAGACCCTTGTCTAATAAGTCCACTTGGTCTAATTAATTCTCCATTATGAGCCATTATTTTTCTCTCTTATATTTTTTAAGAAAATCAGATGCTTCATCAGCCCCAGTTCTTTTTACACCAAAAGTTTTTTTCTGTCTTTTAATTTCTTTTAAAGCTTCTTTTTTACTTTTAAGAGATTTTTTAATAGAGTCACCTTGTTTTTTAGCTGATTTTATTTTAGAATCAACTTTTTTAACTTTTTGTTTAGCGTCTTTTATTTTACCTTTAAGTTCTT